GTTCCCTACTTACTAGTCCATTACGACCTGTGAGCAAAGTTCCCCCCTGTAGACCCCAGACGAGAGTCTGAGTGACAGTTTTAATACTTGCTTAGGTATAAGCTAACCGAGTGTTAACCAACCCCACGAAGATGCGGCGCGACATAGCGTGGCCGCACTCCCGCACTCCGTTCCATCCCATAGGATGCACGGGGCTTCGGGTTCGCTGGGTCGGAGAGGAATCCTCCACTCCGGGCAAAGAACAAAGTTCTTTTGTCGTCCAGATCCGCAATGGTACGCGCGTAACCCTTAACTGGGGTACGCACCGCCGTTCGGACCTTCTGCTGGAACTTCCTTGCAGCCACTCTAACAGAGGGGTTGTGAGTCAAGTTCAACACAGGAGGGCGGAAATAAAATTCCGCACCACGGACACGACCTAGAGCCAGTCTGTACGCGTCTTTTAAAGACACGCGTAATTCTGCGCTCGAGGTGTAAATCTCTGGTGAGAGTAGGTCCATCCCGTACAAGGACATTTCCTTGGACGTGACCATGACTTCCTCAAGCCACTGGCGTGCTACTCTGTCCAAAGGACTTTGTAGCGCTTTCTCGCCAATGGCCAGTCCCATCCCCGCAATCAAGGTAACAACCTTTTGCTGAGACATGTACTGCAACCAGGGAATATGATCTGTTTGAGAACGATGGGGCACAAGAGGAACTTGTACCCCACCGTATTCTGGATCACACGATATTGGTATTCCAAACCGGTCGGCAAGACGCCACGTATAATAATACGGTGACATCCTCCACAGGATCTTAGAGATCCCGAGCCTAGACCTCTCACTGTCACCAGTGAGGGCCTGAGCTTGAAGGTTCCAGGTGATATTTCCCTTGGAGCCTCCCGGCGGAACGACCAATGTCGAAAGGAGTAAAGTAGGTATTTCGAACCCGTGTTCATACACGCGTTCGGCAATAATACTATTCTTGGTGTGATGAAAGCATTTGTCGTGAGACAATTGCCCTCCCATCGAGACAAAGATCCGGTCGTAAAGCGACCGTCTCTCTGCTGTCCAACGAGGTTTTTGTGCATCGTCACCTACTCCCCTCAACACAACATCGGACTTACCCAGACGTGAGTGCCAGATCTTCCTTTCTACTTTTGTATAAGGAATTTCACGCAACGTCTCCTCAGCTGCATACAATGTGTGCAGCATTAGAGGAGGGAAAGATGTGGGATCTCCCATCATCTGCCCCGTCGACGTCTCTACTCCGGGTAAGTCATTAAGGTCCTCCACCCATTGCTTAGCAAGCCTTAGTATGAGTGAAGCATGACCATACTCCAAAGAAGCCACATTAGCCTTTTTGACCTCCATAATATGACGGTCATCAAGCAGTGGTGCTCTGGGGTAGTACTCAGATAGCGGATTCAACAACACATCTTGTTTAGATGCGTTGCCTTCCAAATCAACGAGCAATTTCTTGACGCCAAATATTTTATCAAAATATTTGACGTAAGGTCGTAGTTGCGGATACCGCACTACAACCTCCTCGTACGCTGTCTGAGTTAACCACTGGGCATGGAGATCAGTGGCGGAGTGGGCATCTTGGCTATACCAAGGGCCCACCTCACCTCTGAGATCCACATCTAGTGGTCCTCCCAACGCCTGGGAGAACCGGGGATCTTGAACCATAACATGGTCAATCGCCCGTCGAAGGACCTGTTGAATCAGGTTCGCGGCAGTCAATGTGGCTGTCGGGAATCTGGTCTTCAGACCCTTCTCCTCTGCAGAAATCGGTAGAATCGGGAGAAGAGTTATGGAATCCATAACCCATTCTACACCCCTTTTCAGATAAATCTGCAAGGCATCAGCTACGCCAGGTAACGTTAATTCTAACGTTTCCCAGGACTCTCTGAACAAGAGATGCTCGCCCTTTTGAGGGTCCGACATCGACTGTGACAAGAGTTCCAAGTAGGACCCCTCATGCACACGCATGAGGTGACCTGCCTGGTCAGTAGCCGAAACCTGGAAAGTTTCGACTTTCCAAGCCGCATAACCGATCAACACTAAGTGTTGGACACCGGTAATATGCCCTCCTGCTGCTCTGGGATAACCCGCAGCCGCGTTACTGGAAGGCATAGTATAAAGTTCGGGTTCACCCATTTTGGGTGCCCATCGAGCAATATACTGCGACAGAAAAGTCCGCCAATTTGGGGGTTCTGTGGCCGGCTTAGACGTAAGTCTTTGCACAAGGCCCTTCAAACCCTCCGAAGAAGGTGGAGCTGGTGGAAGAGCCCTAGCCGCGAAACTCGCGTACAGGGCATTCTTCTTTGTATCAAACCTTAAGATTCCGTGGTGGGGCTTCTCCCCGCCAAAGAACCAGGCTCTATTAGCCTGGGCTGCAGACTTAAGTCTTACAGCAGCATCATAAGGATGATACACCAGCTGACTCCGGAATCGGTTAATCTTATTCTTATCCCTGGAATCCAGAGACGAGATATGAACACCGAACCTAACCAACTCCTGAGCTCTTACCACTTGGTGGGCAGTCAGGAGGGAGTCCCATGTAGCTCTCATAAAGGAAAGGACCTCCAAGTTACGCCGATATCGGCGGACGTGTTTGTCCTTGTGTCCATGCTTCGCCGTAATTTTTGCGACGCCGCGTAACACATCCTCCGCCCAAAGGGCGTAGAATTCCTGAATTGAGAGTTCAGGTAGTCGTGTCGGGGGGGCAATATTAAATATTGCCTTCCCCTCACCCTCTAGCACTCCCGCCCGAAACGTAAAGTTCTTGCATAATGCAAGGACCTCGATCGGGTACTTAAAGAGAGGAGCTAGCCTACCGCTATACGATAGTCCCTCATTAGTTTTGTAGTAGGATTTGCTTATAGGCATCTCCCAACTCCCAAACTTAATGAGAAGGGCTGTACAACCCGGCCCAGCAATAGGAGCTGAGTCAGGGTTATCGGCGCGCAGGGAGGCCTTAGGCCTACCACCCTTGCGTCGTTGTCTCTTACGAGACGAGGGGTTCTGTTGAGAACCCAGGCTCTGTAAAGGAGCCATGATCTCTTCGTTAATACGGAGAGG